GCTAAGAAAAAGTAATACACTTAAACTACTATAGTCCAGGTACTTTCTGTGCCTGGATTTTTTATTTAAACAATATACATTTAAACTTATTTTGTATATTTGTTGTAAACCAATAAATTAATAGTTATGGAAAATCAACAAGAAAGAGAGTTTACAGCTGAAGAATTAGCTGCTCAAAAAGAAAACATGCTTCAGTTTTATACTGAATCATTACCTTATCTAGAAGCACAACTTAAGTATGAAGAAACACTTCTTAAGATTGATGAAGCTAGATTCAAGAGAACTAATATTCAGATGCAATATGCAATGATGGCTCAAGCTCAACAAGAAGCAGAACAAGAATCAGAGCAAGAAGAATCTATTACAGAGCATCCAAAAAGAAAACTTAAAAAAGAATAAATGGCCCTAGTAAATCAAGTTCAGAAAAGGGTTAAAATGCCCAAGTGGGATATTGTTAAATTTCAAATCCTTACTCACTGCTACATAAATAAAATTGCTATGAGTGACTCTGATCTTAATTGCTTGACATTACTTACATTTAATCAGCCTATTGAATTAACACATTTTTGTTATGATGCTTCTGCAGAAGAAGACTGGATTTTTAAATCACCACAGACTGTAAGAAACTGTATTAATAAGGCTGAGAAGAATGGTCTTGTTATTAAAAATAAAAAACTAGTTTCTGTAAATCCAGATTTAAAAATTCAAGCTGAAGGAACTATACTATTAGATTATAAATTTTTAGGAGATGGTTCCCAAGAAAACTAAAGATCTATACAAACAATTAGCAGAGGAACAGAATCTTTCAGAGGCACTTGTGCAAGATGTAGTAGAATATTACTATAAAGCAGTTAAACAAAATATGATAGGTATTGCTCATCCAAGAATTGATATTTCTGGATTAGGTCAATTTATTGTAAAGATATCAACTGTAGAAAGAGGAATTGAAAAGACTGAGAAAGTACTTAAAGTACAAGATGAGAGTACTTTTAGAGGTTATCACTTTAAAAAAGTTTTAGAAGAAAGATTAGTTCTTTTAAAAAATATACAACAGAAAATGTTGGCAGTTAAAGAAGAAAGAAAAAAATTTAGAGAAAAGAAAAATGAAAGCAGCATTAAAAGCAATTTGGGAAAACAAGACTAAAATCATTGAAGGCATTAAAAACTCAGTAATTAGAGATGAGTTTGTAGAAGATGTTGCCCGTATGAGATTTGATGTCTGTGATGAATGTCCTAGTAAAGGAAAGAAATGTGCAGTAAAAGGTACAGCACCATGTTGTAATGAATGTGGTTGCTCATTAGCTTTTAAAACAAGATCTCTTTCTTCCGAATGCCCACTTGGCAAATGGCAAGCAATTGCTACAGAAGAAGAGGAAGATAAACTAGATAATCTTAAAGATTAATGTTATGGCTTTTAAATTAAACGTAGGTAATATTTCTAGTTCTAATAATCTTAATATTCTTACTAATTCAAGTTCTAAAGCAATCATTGGTGAATCAAAGATTATTCTTAGTGATCCTTCTGATACTTTTGATACTTTATCTTCTCATTCTGTTTGGGATACTATAACTTCTAAAGGTGTTAGTTTAAAAGAAACTCTTGACGCACTAAGTGATGAAATAAATACACTTAGAAAAGAAAATAAATTGATGAAGTTAGATTTACTTGCTCTTAAAGGTACATTTGATCAAGAAGAAATAAGTAATATTAAAAAGATGATAATGTCAGAAGATGAGGCTGCAAGAACATTAGCTGATTCTATTATTCAAAATGCCTAATTATGAGTATAGTATTTAATGCAGATGATCACAGTTATGTTAGTGTAGATCCAAATGATCAGATCAAATGGACTAGTGTAACAACATTGATCTCAAGTTTAAAGAAACCTTTTGATGCAAAAAAAGTAGCAGAAAGAGTAACTAAAAGTAAGAGATCAAAATGGTATGGAATTGATCCCAAAACTATTGTACAGATATGGGATAATGAAGCTAATAGAGCTATCACACTTGGTACATTTTATCATAACCAAAGAGAAACTGACTTATGCTCATTAGCATCTATTGAAAGAGAAGGTGTTACTGTTCCAGTATTTAAACCATTTGAAGAACCTAATGGTTTAAAAATTGCTCCTTCACAAAAATTAGATCCAGGCGTGTACCCTGAACATATGGTCTATCTTAAGTCAGCAGGCTTATGTGGCCAATCCGATTTAGTTGAAGTAGTCAATGGTAGAGTAAATATCATTGACTACAAAACTAATAAAGAGATTAAGACAGAATCTTTTAAGAACTGGGAAGGTATGTCAGAAAAAATGCTTGACCCAGTACAGCATTTAGATGACTGCAACTTTAATCACTATGCTTTACAGCTCAGTGTTTATATGTATATTATATTAAAGCATAACCCTAAGTTACAACCAGGTAAGATATTTATTCATCATATTACTTTTGAAACAGATGGTGAAGATCAATATGGATATCCTGTTGCTAAATTAGATGCTAATGGTGAACCTATGGTAAAGGAAGTTATCCCAATGGTAGTTCCTTATCTTTATGATGAGGTTATTGCAGTAATTAACTTTATGAAAGATCACCCACACTTAATTAAAAAGAAGTAATTATGGTATTTTATGAAATAAGAGAAGTCAACCCTAATTATCCAGGTCGTGATAAGATATTGGCTTATAAAGGAATTGTATTATTTAGATATAAAGGTAAGTTATTATGTTATCTTAAGCCTTTAAAGAATAAATCTAAGAGTTGTGAAGATCCTAAAAATCCAGATGTTTATTTACCAACTGGATTTATTGTCTGTAGAAATGAGAGTTTATTATATCATCACCATTATTTAGCTACAGGTTTTATAGATGGTTTAAAGAATATATTAGGTATAAAATCAAAACCAAAAACTGAAAACCCCTTTGCATGATTGTAAGACTATTTGATGTTCAGAATGGTAAAGTAATTCCTACAGAACATTGCTATACTTTAAAGGCACTTAAAGATGTAATGGATAACTATCCAGAAGATTATCTTAAAGTGTATCTATATCTCTTCTATATGACATGTCCTAATCCGGATATGAATCCATTCTTTCACACACCAGAAGTAGATAAAGAACATATTATACTGAAAGAAATAGAAGCAGAATTCTCTACAGAGGATGATGATATACATACTGCTTTGTTATTCTGCCAAAGAATGTATGAGACTCCTACATCTAGAGCATACAAAGGTATGGCATCTATGTTAGATAGATTAGCTAGATATATGGAGACTACAACTATTACTGCAGGTAGAGATGGTAATATTAACTCTCTTGTAGCTGCAGCTAAGAACTTTGACCAGATTAGAGCATCATTTAAAGGAGTATACAAAGATCTTCAAGATGAGCAATCAAGCAAAGTAAGAGGTGGAATTGGAATGGCGTATGACCAATAACTATGAGTGAAATTTATCAAGACATACCAACCTATGACAATGGACAATGGACAACCACAAGTTTTGATTCCAGAGAGGACTTCAACAACTTTATATTTGGAGTTTTCAAAGAACCTGGTAAGTACGGCTTCAATGACACTACTAATAAAATATTTATATCAGAGTCAGATAAGTTCAGAAGAGATGGTGTATATTGCACAGCCCCCTTCAAATCTAAAGACTTTGTAAATTATTGGGATGATCAAAAGCAAAAATGTAGAAAAGGTATAATTGTAAAAGATAGTACTAACACATGGTTTCTTGCAAGAGAGTACTATATGTGGTTAAACTTTTTACCAATTTTTGATAAAGAACTACAAAAATTTGGATTTGCCAAGATACGTGATGCTCAGTATCACATGGCTCTTTATGAGTTACTAGCAGAGTTAAACTACAAACATGTAGGTATTCTAAAGAAACGTCAGATTGCATCTTCTTATTATCATATGGGTAAACTTATAAATCAACAATGGTTTGAAGCAGGGGTTACTCTTAAGATTGGTGCATCACTAAAAGACTATATTAATGAAAAAGGTTCCTGGAAATTTTTACAGGAATATGCCGCATTCTTAAATGAACATACAGCATGGTATAGACCTATGTCTCCAGACAAGGTAATGATGTGGCAACAGAAGATTGAGGTAAGAAAAGGAGATAGAAAAACAGAGGTTGGTCTCAAAGGTACCATACAAGGTATGTCATTTGAGAAAGATCCAACAAATGGTGTAGGGGGTCCGGTAAAATACTTCTTCCATGAGGAAGCTGGTATTGCACCAAAAATGGATCAAACATATGAGTATATGCGCCCAGCCATGAGATCAGGTATGGTTACTACAGGTATGTTCATTGCAGCAGGATCTGTGGGTGACTTGTCTCAATGTGAACCATTAAGAGACATGATCTTGAATCCACTTTCAAAAGATATTTATGCAGTTGAAACTGACCTTATTGATGAGAAAGGTACTATTGGTATGTCAGGA